TTCATTGATAAGGTCTGTCAGATGGAACTTGAAGGTTATATTTCGGGTTCTTATGAAGCGTTGGCCAAGTACGTAAATGCATATGAACAGAAAATGTTTATGAAGCGTGAGACTATTGCTGAACGTGGAATATGGACTGCAAAAAAACGCTACATACTCAATGCATGGGATATAGAAGGAGTAAGATTTACTGAACCGAAACTAAAGATGATGGGAATAGAAGCGGTCAAATCTTCTACACCTGCACCTTGCAGAAAAATGATCAAGGAAGCACTGAATATAATAATGAGTCAAACTGAAGATGATGTTATCAATTATATTGAGACGATGAGGAGTGACTTCAAAAAACTTGACCCTGCTATGGTTGCATTCCCTAGATCATGTAATAATCTTGCAAAGTATGTAAGCAACTTATCAATCTATTCTAAAGGAACTCCTATTCACGTAAGAGGATCTTTACTTTATAATCATTATGTAAAGAAAAACAAACTAGAGGCAAAATATAGTGCCATACAAAATGGTGAAAAGATAAAATTTGTTTATCTATCTAAACCTAATCCAATCAGAGAAAATGTGATATCATTTATATCAGACTTTCCAACTGAATTGGGTCTCGGCAAGTATGTTGACTACGACCTCATGTTTGAAAAATCATTTCTCGAACCATTGAAAGCAATACTTGATGCTATCGGATGGCAAGTCGAGAAGACTGCAACATTAGAATCATTTTTTATCTAAATGGATTTACCAATTAATGACAAGGATCTTAGCACTATAGTGAGTGCACTACACCTTGGAGGAGACACACCTTTATATCAAAAACTAAAGATAGTCAAGGAGGTTAGAGAGATGTATCCTGACGGTCCTTACAAAAAAATTATAAGAGAAAAATATGGTATGGTGATCTAATGTTTTTTGATAAAGTGAGTCTTGTTACTGGTGGATTTGATCCTATACACAGTGGACACATACAATATTTTGCTAGAGCAAAAGATTTGTCAAACTATCTTGTAGTGGGTATAAATGGTGACCCATGGTTGACAAGAAAGAAAGGACAATATTTTCAATCTTGGACAGAACGTGCAGATATTGTACGTCATCTCGACATGGTTGACGCTGTGGTATCATGGGATGATGCAGATGACTCTGCCTGTGGTGCCATAGAAAAATGCTTAGAAATAGCAGAGAAAGTAATTTTTTGCAATGGTGGAGATAGGGGTAAGGGTAATACTCCAGAACTTGACAAATTTAAAAATAATGATAGAGTTATATTTGAATGGGGTATCGGTGGCACAGAAAAAATGAATAGTAGTTCATGGATTCTACACGGATATTTTGAAAGACAACGTAAACTTTTAGGCATATGAAATGTTACCACTGCGAAAGCGAATTAATCTGGGGAGGTGACCATGACCTTGACGAAGATGAAAGTAAGGAGTATGATATAGTTACTAACTTATCGTGCTCTTCTTGTGCTACCGTAATATATGTGTATCATAAGATCAAAGAATAATTATGGATTTATTGAATGAAATTGTAAAAGAGATTGGATCAGATTATGCGAAAATCGCCTCTGATAAAGAGAATAAAGAACAGTACATTGATACAGGATCTTTCGTGTTCAATGGACTCGTGTCAGGGTCTATTCTTGGTGGTGTTAGTAGTAATCGCATCACCGCTATTGCTGGCGAGACATCTACTGGTAAAACTTTCTTCTCCCTCGCAGTTGTCAAGAATTTCTTGGACAATAATCCTAACGGTTATGTTCTGTACTTCGATACTGAGAGTGCTGTCAATAGAGAACTCCTTGAGTCCAGAGACATTGACACAAAAAGGGTTGGACATATTGAGGTTGTCACTGTAGAGGAATTTCGTAACAAGGCACTCAAAGCATTAGACATATATCTAGATAAACCAACAGAAGAAAGAGCACCATGTTTATTTGTGTTAGATTCATTAGGCATGCTTTCTACTGAAAAAGAAATCAAAGATGCATTAGAAGACAAGAACGTCAGAGACATGACAAAATCACAACTTGTCAAAGGTGCATTCCGTATGCTCACACTCAAATTAGGTCAAGCAAATGTCCCACTCATTGTCACAAATCATACATACGATGTCATCGGAGCTTATGTTCCAACGAAAGAAATGGGGGGAGGTTCTGGACTCAAGTATGCAGCGAGTACAATCATCTATCTCAGCAAGGCAAAGGAGAAGGATGGAACGGAAGTCGTTGGAAATGTTATCAAGGCAAAGACTGTCAAATCGAGGTTGAGTAAGGAAAACAAGGAGGTCAAGATACGATTGTTTTACGATGAACGTGGTCTTGACAAATACTATGGACTGCTTGATCTTGCAGAGAAATATGAACTTGTCAAAAGAGTGGGTAATAGATACGAAATCAAAGGTAAAAAGGTGTATGCTAAAGAAGTCTACAACAATCCAGAAAAATATTTTGATGATGAGTTAATGCAAAAATTAGATGAGGTATCACAGATAGAATTTAGTTATGGTAACTAAAACAGATCTACCACTATATCCTATTCCAGTACGTTTGTATAATTTTGGTAAAAATAATCATGAACTTGATAAAAATCTCATACAAGATACCTTAGATCATTACAATAAAAGCAAAGGGATGGTCGGGAGCAATCTTGGTGGTTGGCACAGTAAGACTGGACTGGAGGACAAATATGAGAGTTTCAATCTTCTTAGAAAACAGATAGAAGATAGTGCAAATGATTATTGTAATGCATACGGATTTCAAAATGGTCTCATAGTAGGTAATCTATGGGCAAATTTGAATGGTAGTGGTGACATGAATGCGGGGCATCATCATGCAACTACAGGTCTTGCAGGTGTTTACTACCCTGTCAAATCTATCGTTGACAATCAATGTGAGTTCAATTATACTGATAACTGCACTCTTATGCCTGGCATTTGGGACGGAAAAAATGGGGGATCTATTTACTTTCAAGATCCTTGTTATGGTTTGAAGTCCAGACTCAAAAAAATAAAGACACCGACTGCATACAATTTGAGTATGTATTATACGTATCCTGTGTCTGGACTGCTAATCTTGTTTCCATCTTATCTTATTCACACTGTCACACCATTTAGAGAAAACATTAAAAGGATAAGTATTTCCTTCACAGCAAATTATGAGCGAAAGAGTCCCCCTTACGATTCTAAAGAATCTATTACATGATGAAGAATACACAAGAAAGGTTCTCCCTTTCATACAATCTGATTATTTTGAGGAGGTCTCTGATAAAACTGTCTTTGAAGAGATAGCATCTTTCCTAAAAGAGTATGATAGTCTTCCTACTAAAGAAATACTGCATATAGAGGTAGAAAAAAGAAGTGATCTAAATCAAGATCAATTTACCACTATTAGTCAGTTGATTGACGCTTTAGATATAGCAGAATATAAGAAGGAGTGGGTATTAGATACGACAGAATCATGGTGTAAGGAGAGAGCGATATACAATGCTTTGATGGAGAGTATAAAAATTGCTGATGGACAGGATGATAAGAAAAAACCAGATGCTATTCCTAGTATATTATCTGATGCACTAGCAGTAGGATTTGATCAACATGTTGGACACGATTACATCGATGATTCGCAAGATCGTTATGCTTATTATCACAAAGTTGAAAACAAAATACCTTTCGATCTTGAATACTTCAACAAGATTACGTCAGGTGGACTCTCTGATAAAACTCTCAACATTGCTTTGGCTGGCACTGGTGTTGGTAAGTCTTTATTCATGTGTCATGTTGCCAGTTCTTGTCTTACACAGGGTAAAAATGTTTTATACATCACACTTGAGATGGCAGAGGAGAAGATTGCAGAGAGAATAGATGCTAATTTATTGAATACGAACATCAAAGATATAAAAGAATTACCACACAATACATTTACTAAAAAGATTGACAAACTTGCTGCAAAGACAACAGGTAAACTTATTGTCAAAGAATATCCCACCGCATCTGCACATGCAGGTCATTTTCGTGCCTTGCTTCAAGAATTGAAGTTGAAGAAATCATTTGAACCTGATATAATATTTGTAGATTATCTAAACATCTGTGCCTCATCACGCTATCGAGGTTCTGTAAACATCAATTCATACACATATGTCAAAAGCATCGCAGAAGAGTTACGAGGATTGGCAGTCGAAACTTCTATCCCATTATTTTCGGCAACGCAGACTACTCGGTCTGGTTTTGCTAGTTCAGACCCTGATCTTACTGACACAAGTGAATCTTTTGGTCTTCCAGCTACTGCTGATCTTATGTTTGCCCTTGTTAGCACGGAAGATTTGGAACAACTTAATCAAATAATGGTCAAACAATTGAAGAATAGGTATAACGATCCTACGATGAACAGAAGATTTGTTGTAGGTATCGATAGAGCAAAGATGAGATTGTATGATTGTGAACAAGATGCTCAATCTGATATAATGATTGACGAAAATGATACAGCAGAGTATAATGAAAAGGAATCCAAAGCTAAATTCGATGACTTCAAATTTTGATCTAAAATATCTTCGTTTTGTAAATAAAGTTACCAGTGATGAATCAAAAGATGGTGTAGCATTTGTAAATCGTGTAAGAGAACTTGAGGAGTCATCTGATATACATCGTCTGTTGACTGCTGCTGTAGGTATGAGTTCTGAGAGTGGTGAGTTTTTAGAAATAGTCAAAAAGATAATTTTTCAAGGCAAACCATACAATGAAGATAACATAAGACATCTAAAAATTGAACTAGGTGATATTCTATGGTATGTTGCACAGGCATGTATGGCACTTGATGTTCCTTTCGATGAGATATGTGACATGAATATAGATAAATTATCTAAAAGATATCCAGAAGGACATTTTTCAGAATACTATTCAGAAAATAGAAAGGCAGGTGATCTGTGAAAAGAATACGTGAGTTTGATACTCTGATTGCAAGTATTATCAAACTGTATACAAAAAAACCAAAGAGAAGAACACTAAAGAAAAAAGAAATACAAGATTTTCTAAGTTTTGTATATACCTTTACAAATAAGGATACTAAATATAAACAAATACAAACAAACTTGATGGCATATATCAAGTTTTTTGACGACGAGATCTACACAAAAATACGTGAAGCATTTTCTGACATTCATAACCGAGGCACGAGAGACTAAAGCATCCCAACAAGCAAAGAGATTGGGATTAGTTGGTGATGGTCATGGAGATTGGTATGATCAGCAAGGTAACCTAAAGGCAAAGACTGTCAAGGGTGAACTTAAGATATTTGATGGTCGTGGTAGTAAAGACGATGAAGACTCTGCTGCTAGACAACCATATAGGGATGTAAGTAGAGTTGCCCAGTCACCCACAGAGTTTCTAAAAACAAAAAGAGGATCACAATTAGCTACAACTGCTAGACAAAGAGATCCAGAAATCACTGGTGGGTCTGCACCTAAATTAGATACACCCGAACCAAAGGCACCATTGACTGTCGCCTTTGATAAGTTTGATGATGACGAGATTACCACTAATGTATTGACTACAGTGGGTGAGATATCAACAAACGAAAACTACTACATATTTCCAAGTAGAGAAAGCAACATTGAGGAACTGAAGAATGCTTACCCTGAGATTAGTGAGTCCATCATCGATGACAAGAATGCAGAGACCATCTACGATGTCCTCCAATCATTATACGAAAATGGGTTTGATGCAATTAATATTGTCGTTAGAAGATCAAGGGCAGCAGCGATCTCAAAATTAGCGTATGAACAGAATGGTGTCTTGTATAATTACAAGATGTTAAATGTAATACCTGTGGACGAAAGGTCGGTAAGAGAACAATACTTAGCAGGTGATATATTCAAAAAAGGATCGGTAGTAGAATGTCATGGGCAAATGGGGGAGATTATAAGAAGGGGTGCTAATCATCTTATTTGTATTGATGAACACAAGCAAATGTTTAGAGCATGGATATCGGAAGCGACAGAAGTAAGTAAGTTTGATTTGCCCATAGAGTTCTGATGCAAAAAAAATCATGTATTTTTTTGAGTGAAGATGAATGTAATACTATCACCCAATACATTTTTGATACAGAAAAAGAAGTTAAACTTTTAGGTAAGGATTTATATCTTGACACAGCACCTGACTCATTGACAGGTAGATTTGGGGTTCATAATTATCTTTATACAGAAGTATGTGGGCAAATTTTGATACCTAAAATAAAAAATTTATTTGGAAAAGATTTGCTTGTGCAATGTTGGGCAAATATTTTTCGTAAGGGTGAAGGTATACTACCTCATAATCATGGAAGTAATTTTATATCTGGAAATATATTTTTAGATGGCGATGAAAGTGTAGGGACATTTTATGGGTTTGAAAAAGTTACTAATAAAAAAGGTGAGTTGACTTTTTTCAACAGTGAGATGATTCATCATGTAGAAAAAAATCCTTTTGATAAACCAAGAGTATCCATGGCAATGGATATTTACTATATGAGTAACTTAACTGAGAGTAAAATAAAAAAAATGAAAGGACAAACAAATAGATTTTTTCAGATTACTAAATAATAAACGACAAGTAAGTTAGTAACATGAGTAATCCTTGGTCTGACATCTATAAAGAGATTAGAAAACCATACCTAGAGGGTCTTGATCCTGTTGGTAAAGAGGACGGTGATGTCAACAATGACGGTAAGAAAGATAGTTCAGATTCTTATCTTATGAAACGTCGTAAGGCAATCTCCAAAGCGATGGGTAAAGAAGATAAGAAGGTGAAGAACGAGCATCATCAGAAAGATGCTGATGGTAATCCTATTGATCATGGTGATGACACACCATCTAATGTAGATGAGATGATCACTTTGACCAAAGGTGACTATGGTTCTAGAAACGTTCCAGGTTCTGCATATAACACTGCTAAATTAAAGAAATTTGATCCAAAAATTTATAAAGCAGGTGGTGGATTAGGTGCTAATTTTCTACCATTAGTAAACTCATATGAACCTGCAAAGGTCAATAAACCAAATTACTCAAACTGGAGAGAGGATTTTGTCTGGGATGACAACGTTGACGAGGCAGCGAAGGGAAAAAAACTAGATGTCAAGGAGAACGGGGTCAAGAACAAAATTGAAATCAACCCAGACGACGGACTGAAGGAAGAAAAAAAAAAATTAAGTGAAGCAAAACCATTAATACCTACAGTAAAGACAACAAAAAAAGATAAAAGGGATATGTCAAAACCTGATGGTACAGCAAAGGTTGACTATCGAAATCTTTACATGGGTGAAGCAGATGTATCAGAAGCAAAGTATGAAAGGGGTGCATCAACTTACGGTAAGGCATCTATCAGAAACAAGAGGATGTTTGGTAAGGGTGGTAATGCTAGACCACCAGAGGAGAGAGGTGCTGC